TTCCAGATCGATGGCGGTACGTACTAAATAATTTTGTGAGGGGAGTTCTTACTCCCCTGTTTCCTTTTTTAAGGTTAGAGAATGGCGAATAAGTTTCTTCTTAAGAAGTCCTCAACTGCGGCAAAAACTCCGTTAGTTACAGACTTAGATTACGGTGAGTTAGCATTAAACTATGCTGATGGAAAACTGTATTACAAAACTTCAGGCAATACGATTGATACATTTCCATCGTTATCTGCCACAGCAACTCTAACCAACAAAACTCTAACATCACCTACTATTAATAGTGGTGCATTATCTGGCACGTTCTCTGGTGCTCACACCTACTCTGGTGCAATTACCCTTTCTGATACAACTGCAGCATCTTCAACCACTACTGGTGCGTTAAAGGTTGGTGGTGGTCTCGGTGTAGCTGGATCAATCTATGCTGATAAAATCTACCTAACCAATAATGGTGCTGGCACTAACGTCTACGTTGGAGATGATGTCGTTCTTGGCGATATAAATCAAGCCAACACTCTAGGTATTAGAGGACAGCAAGATGCTTCTCAAGGTTATATTGTATTTGGTAACGCAAACAATACAAACTACATTGGTCGTTCTGGAACAAACCCACTTCAAGTAACTGGTCAGTTCAAAGTTGATTCTGGCACTGTCACTGGTGCATCTGCAGTTGCTATGCAGATCGCTGGTTATGCTAACAAGGGTGGTACTGGATATCACGATTTTCTTAGCGTAACAAACGGATATGGTTCTGCTACAAATGCATCTAAATGGTTTCGTTTAAACAGCACTGGTGGTCTAGAGATTATCAACAGTGCTTATACTACAAATATTTTTACATTAAATGATGCTGGTCAATTAACTGTACCTTCATTAAGTTTAGCTGGAACAATAACTGATAGTTTAAGTTCTGTTGGCACAAACGGACAAATTCTTCAATCTACTGGAACAGGTGTTAAGTGGATTACATCTGCTGCTGCAGGTGGTACAGTAACTTCAGTTGCAGCAACAGTTCCTGCCTTTCTATCAGTATCTGGTAGCCCAATCACTACTAGTGGTACATTAGCAATTACATTATCTGGTACAGCATTACCTGTTGCCAATGGTGGTACTGGTGTTACAACTTCTACTGGTTCTGGTGCTAACGTACTTGGAACTGCTCCAACAATAAATAATCTTACTGTTACTGGTACATTAACTGCCAATAGTTCAGCAGGAACTAGTGGTTATTTTTTACAGTCTACTGGAACAGGTGTTCAGTGGGCACAGGCTACTTCTACTTCAGTCTTTACTGCAAATGCACAAAGTGATCTTGGTTATGTATACGATTCGGTAGTTCTTACTGAAGATCTAGGAACACCACTTGGTACTACAACTACATCGTATGACTTGGCTGTTCTTAATGTTGGCGGTGTGGTTTCATTAAGCAATCTAGATAGTACTGTTAAATCAGATTATCTTGCTCAAGCAATTATTTTTGGATTCTAAGGATATAAAATGGCTCGTCAGTTAGTTGAAAAATATGTATTTACTCCAGGAGTTGCCAACGTAGGCACATTAAAAATTCCTGGAAAAATTGAATTAAATCAGTTACTAATTATCGCAAATAAAACAACACAAGAGAACATTTATGCTCTTGGAGATAATACACGTAATGCTACTGTATCTTATGATGCGACTGATACTACTACATTTTATGCTCCAGAAGATGGTGCAACAACTATCACATTTGCCAAAGATACTTCGGCAATGTCATCAAGCGATAAAATTGCTGTTTATACTGATGCGCCAAAGAACATAGGTAATATCGTTCGCCCATATCCATTCGGTGTTGATGCGATTGAACGTGCTCGTGTTTCTACTCCACAAGCATTGATTGACGCTGACTTTGAGTATGGACTACAACCGACTAAGTGGCAGAACTATACTGATATTCGTAACATTCCAGGTATTTTTGAAAAACCAGGACTTGATTTAGCAATCACTGCAGTTACTACAGATGGCGCAACCCCATCGGTTATTTCAGTAACTACATCTAGTGCTCATGGTTTATCTGTGGGAGATCCACTTATTATTTACGGTCTTGGTAACATAAGCACTTATGCTCGTGCTGAAGGTGCTTTTATTGTAGCTACTGTTCCTACAAGTACTACTTTAACATATTACGCTAAAGGTGTCATTGGTACAAACGGACAATCTCTTTACACTGGTTCAACATATGGTCGTAAAGCTGGTTTCTTTGCTGGCGCAAACTTACCAGTTGCTAGTTTTTCAAGCAATGCAGCATCTCCTTCAGTTATTACAGTTACCACTTCAAACAATCATGGTTTAGTTCCAGGTGCAACATTATTGTGTGTTGCTACTTCTTCTGGCACAAATCATGCTTTAATGACTGGAACTATTTACGCTGAAACAGTTCCATCACCAACTACTTTTACATTCACTGCAAGAGCAGGTGGCGCAGTGGCTAACTCAGCCATCACAGGAAACGTCTACACTCGTTCAGATGCATTTATTTTACATCGTCCATTTGATGGTGGTGTTCAACTTGGTCCATTTAATCCAAGTCATGGTGCATCGGTTTCTCGTCAAACTAAAAAATACATGCGCTATCAATCTGGTAAAGGATTGTTATGGACTTCAGGTGTATTGTTCAACCCTGTTCTTAACTTAGATCAAATTTCTGCCTCAAGTACTTCTATTGGTGCCACTGTTACAGTTACTGCAGAAACTGACCATGGTCTGCAACCTGGAGCCACTGTACTTATTTCAGGTGTTGTTACTTCTGGTTATAATGGAACATACACTGTTGATACAGTAACGGCAGAAAATACATTTACATATATCGCAACAAGTGCTCCAGGAGCAACAAGTGCTGTTATTACCAACCTTCCACGTATTACTATTAAAGGTTGGCACGGAGCCACTGTTCGTGTTGGTCCATTCGATGATCAAAACGGATTATATTGGGAGTTTGATGGACAAACTTTAGCAGTTGGTAAGCGTTCTGGTACATATCAATTATCAGGAACTATTGCGGTGAATGCTGCATCTCAAATTATTACTGGAACATCTACTCGTTTTACTCAGCAGTTAAAGTCTGGTGATCGTATTGTTATTCGTGGTATGACATACATGGTAAACTCCATTGCTAGCGATACTTCTTTAACAATCAATCCAGAATTCCGTGGTGTTAATAACGTATCTGGTGTTAAAATATCTGCAATTTTAGAAACACGTATTCCTCAATCACAATTTAACGTGGACAAAATTGATGGAACTGGTTTCTCTGGTTTCAATATTAACCTAAACAAAATGCAAATGTTGGGTATTTCTTCATCATGGTATGGTGCTGGTTTTATTGACTTTATGTGCCGTGGTGTTGATGGTAATATGGTTCTTGTTCATCGTATGAAACAAAACAATATTAACGATGAAGCCTATATGAGAACAGGTAACGCTGCAGTTCGTTATCAAGCGATTAATGAATCTGCACGTGATAGACTTGCAGCTGCTATGACAAATAGTGATACTACTATGACTCTTGTAGATGCGTCTAGATTCCCAACTCCATCTTCAACATACCCTGCAGTGGTAATGTGCGAAGGTGAGTTAATTAGTTATACTGGTAAATCAGGAAACGTGTTGACTGGTCTAACACGTGGTTCGTCAATATCACAATTCAGTGGTGGTCAAACTAGAACATTTACTGGAACTACTGCAGCTGCTCATGCTTTAGGTAATGGATATAACTCAGTAACTTTGGTGAGTTGTAGTGCAGCACCAGTTATTAACCACTGGGGTTCTTCTTACATTATGGATGGTGGTTACGATCAAGATCGTGGTTACTACTTTAACTATCCAAAAACAAACATTGCATTAACCAATGCACAAACAGTCACAGCATTCTTTGTTCGCCTAGCACCTTCTGTTAGTAACTCAGTAGTTGGTACACTTGGTGATCGTGAACTTATTAATCGTTCACAGTTGCTTCTACAAAAATTACAAGTTCAGTCTGATCAATCAGTTCAGATTACTGGTATTTTAAATCCAGGAAACGTGGACGCTTCTTCATTAACTTGGCAGTCGTTGAACGTGTCAGCAAATGGTTCACAACCTTCCTTTGCTCAAATCTCAACAAGTAGCGCAACTGCTGCAACTCCAGGCGAACAGATTTTTGGTACTCTAGCAGCTCCAGGGAGTTTGAACGAAATTGACTTATCAAACCTTAAAGAATTAACAAACTCGGCAATTGGTGGTTATAGTAACTATCCAGATGGACCAGATAACTTAGCCATTGTGGTAACGAATCTTACATCAAGTAACGCACGTGTCAGCGTGAACTTATTCTGGTCAGAAGCCCAAGCATAAATATACAAATTAGAGGACAATTATGGCAACACAAGTACAACTTCGAAGAGGAACTACTCTACAAAACAATGCGTTTACTGGTGCGCAGGGCGAAATTACAGTTGACACCGATCTAAAAACTCTACGCATTCACGATGGTACTACTGCTGGTGGTGGAGCCACTGTTGTTACTCTTGCTGGTAGTCAATCTCTTACTAATAAAACTCTTGGTTCTGGTTCTACATGGACAGGAAACGCAGTTGGTTTAGCATATGGTGGCACTGGATCTTCTTTAAGTGCAGTTCAAGGTGCGGTTGCATATTCTGGTGCTTCTGGATTAGCATTAACATCTGCAGGAACTGCTGGACAAGTTTTAGTTTCTGGTGGTACTGGATCTCCAACATGGACTACTTCAGGATCTTCAGGGCAGTTTTTACAATCTAATGGTTCTGGTTCTACACCTACATGGGCAACTCCAACAGTTTACGCAAGCACTGGTAAGGCTATTGCCATGGCAATGGTTTTCGGAGGATAACATGGCAGTATCCACAAGAGAAGGTTTAAAACAATACGCTCTAAGAGATCTCGGTGCACCTGTACTTGAGATTAACGTGGATGATGATCAATTAGAAGATCGTCTGGATGAAGCGTTAGAGTACTGGAGACTATACCACTACGAAGGTATTGAACAAATTTACATGAAGCAACAAATTCGTGCTTCTGAAATGAATTTAACGACTAGCGTGGCACAAAATTTTGGACTCGCCACAAACATCACAGGATCAACTTCTGGTGCAAAGGCACAAGTTTGCAGAGAGTCATCAAGAGTATCCAATGGAACATTACTATTAGTTAGAGATGTTGTTGGAACTTTTGTTGCAGGTGAAACTATCACTAGTTCAGATGGACATACTGCTGTTCTTGGGTCAACTCCAATCACACTTAACGAATATGATAATCGTTACATCGATGTTCCAGATTATGTTTATGGTGTTACTAAAATTCTTAGTATCGGTATGGCATCATCTTCAAAGAACATCTTTGATTTACAATACCAATTACGTTTAAATGACTTGTATGATTTAACATCTACATCTTTAATCTATTACAAAACTGTAATGAGTCATTTGGCTTTGCTAGATTTTGAATTAAATGGTCATCAAGGATTCCGTTTCAACCGAACAATGAATCGTTTGTTCCTAGATGCAAACTGGCATACAGATTTCGTGCTTGGTGATTACGTTATCGTTCAAGCATACCGTGCTTTAGATCCAACTACTTTTACAAAAGTATGGAATGAGCCATGGTTAAAGAAATATACAGCTGCATTGTTTAAAAGACAATGGGCAACTAACTTAAAGAAATTCTCTGGTATTCAACTTCCAGGTGGTGTTACATTGGATGGTGATAAACTGTACGCTGAAGCCACAGAAGAAATTGATAAACTAGAACAAGATTTAATGTCCAAGTCTGCTCCGCTAGACTTCTTCATGGGATAATTAATGCCAACTAATGTTTATTTTACACAGGGTACTAAAAACGAACAGTATCTTGTAGAAGATCTTATCATAGAATCTTTAAGAATCTATGGTCAAGATTTCTTTTACGTTCCAAGAACATTAGTTTCCAAAGACGAGATTCTTGGTGAAGATCGTCTAAGCAAATTTACATCATCATTTCCAATTGAAATGTATTTTGAAAACGTGGATTCACTAGATGGTCAAGGTGCATTTATTCAGAAGTTTGGTCTAATGATGGAACAGTCTGCAACTCTTGTAGTTGCACGTAGACGCTGGGATCAATTGGTTGGTCGTTATGGCGCAACTATTATTCCTACTCGCCCATGCGAGGGTGACCTAATTTATTTCCCATTAACTAAAGGTTTGTTTGAGATTAAATTCGTCAAACACCAAGATCCATTTTATCAACTTGGTAAACTTTATGTTTACAAATTACAAGTTGAATTGTTCCAGTACTCTTCTGAGAAGATTGATACTGGTGTTGCTGCGATTGATGCATTTGAAACTCTCAAAACTTTCAGTACAAATACAACAAGAACACCTTATGGCGAAGTTACTGGTGTGACAGTTACTAGTACTGGAACTGGTTATGCCACTGCTCCAACAGTTACATTTACTGGTGGTTCTGGATCTGGTGCAACTGCCACTGCAGTTCTTGGATCTGGTGCAACAGCAGGAAAAGTTATTCGTGTTGATGTAACAGCACCTGGAGTTGGATATCAAACTGCTCCAAATGTGGTATTTACTGGTGGTGGATTCAGTACTGTTGCTCAGGCTACTTCACATATTGAAGCCAATGTTGATAAAGTAGAATCGTTTGGTGATAACAATAAATTTAAAACTCAGGCTGCAGATGTTCTGTTCAATGTGGCTAATCCATTCGGTGAAGTTGATATAACTAATAATCCATAATGCTAAACAA